CTGGCCAAACTAGGGTTTCACACATCCCAGAGCAAGAATACGGACTAAACGTACCCTGGGGATTACTATTTAGTGAGGTGGGTTTTATAAACGGGTTTTCCTTCCCGTTAGCTGGTTTAACCAAAAACATACTGGTTTTTCTGAGCTTTCTTCAAAGTACCTTTACCTTTTCTAGTAGAAGCGGGCACTCCACCAAAATTCCTGTTAGGACCAGGATTTCTAGGAATGTTTCCACCATTATTAGGTTGACGGCGGATTTGAGGAGCTCTAGAAGCTTGAACAAGCTGCTTGGCAGCCTTAATTTCCTTATTTGCTTTTCTCAAATCTTTTGCAGCTTTTTGATTAGCCACATTGTTGTTTAGAGCAGGGAGAGCCATATCAATAGCAGCTCCTAGTCCTTGAGCAAGGGGATGAGGAATCATCTTAATCATGGGGGCGGCAACCTTCCCAATCTCAGATAACATTCTCTGCCACCACTCACCTGATGGATTATCCGTAAACGGAGTTCCAGAAGGGAGTCTCTGAACAACTCGAGAGTAAATTTCAAGAGCACAAGGGTCGTAGTCAGCGCTAGGAGTAGCAATGACTAAAATCTGGCCCTCGGCATCAGAAGGAAATCGTTCTAAGATGTAACGAACTCTAAGAGTCAACGTTGTCGATTCAGATAAACCGGTGAACATGACTACATTAGAATCACAACCATAGAACAAAGGTTGAATATTTGTCGTGAAAAATTGCGAAGCATTCCCAGGAACTGTAACAGCTCCTACTTGAGCAGAATAGCAGGCAATAGGTGTCAAGGGATTTTGAGGCCCAGCTGACACATCATCATCTAACAATATAGGTGTAAGCGGCACCGGATAGTTTCTATTTTTTCCAAATTTGAGGGCAACTGGAGCATAATAACCATCCTTAGCTTCTTCCTGAGCATACCCAGGATACAAAGCCATTTCAGTAAGATTTTTGGGTAAAGTTCTGATTGGAGAAAGACCTTTTATAGTCCATGCATTAACAGGGGTGGTTAGGGCAACATAAGATACATAGGGTTCAACTTCAGGTTGAGTCATGCGTGCGCACGACATCAAACCTTGTTTGTTTAACACGGCTGTAGTATTAATGACTTCCATTCCAACTCCACAAACCTTAACAAGTCCTTTTGTGAACTCGTCAGGCAGCGAACATCCTTGTGCATTGCCAAGAGCAATAACTGCAGTATCTCCAAAATCAACTCCTTCGGCAGCATAGTTAACCTGTACAGGAACCATGAGTCTAGTGGAAGCCGGGGCATTATCTTGAGTGACAATCTCCCCAAAAAAGGCTCCAGGCGACATATTGACGTTTTCCAATATAGGAAAATTTCCAATTCTGCACGACCAATTCCCAGGGGGTAATGGAGTAGGAGCATTAGCTTTTGAGATTTGGTACTCTCTGACCACTTGAAAAGTGACGGATTTCCCAATTCCCTGATCAGGCATTCCAGTGAATCCAGTAACGGACGTGTCATGCCACGGATCAGTAGCCAATTTGAGCCAAGCTAAACCAGCAGGCGTGAGCGTTTTCTCTGCAACCAATTGGTTGAGGATCGCACTCGGTGTTATTTTTCCAACAGAAGTTTGGATGCCTTGCGACATTGTTTTAAAATTTTCATGTTCATGCATTATTTAAAACACACTTTAGTGAACAGGTAAAACAGGGACAAAAATGTGAAAATCCCTGACCTGTTGTGGCTCAAAGCCATCTTTGTTAAAAGATAGATTTGAGGGTTCCCCTCGACTCAAAGCCAAGGTAGATCCTCCTAAAGGAATCATCAAGATTCAAATCCAAGTCGACGTCTCGGAGAATTTCATCAAATCTCCATCGATCGTTTTTGCAGTCTTTATAAAACCACTTCAAATAACCGAGAGATTGTTCGAAAACTTTTCTGTTTGGGTAACAATTCAATACTAAATTGACCACCCTACAGAATCTCACAATATTATCAACATTGTTATACTTCTGAATGAAAGTAGAACATACTTTACCTAGGCGTGGATGGGGTATGTACATTCCCGTTTGACTATCATGAACAGCATAAGAACCTAAAAAAGAATGCTCCGAGGATATAATATCCCCGGGTTTCTTAGTAGTAATGAGCTGAGCAGTCTTTTAATTTCAAGACCAAACTCTGCATAAGTGGCAACTTCTTCAGCCTTAAACTCTTCTAAAGAATCGTAAAAGTAATAAAGATTTATGCCTCCAATTTTATCATCACCGTAGATTTTAAATTCTGCATTCTCAAATATATTAGACAAAGTTAGCTCATGTCCCTTTCGGTCCAGAGCTTTCATCAACATATACACAACAATTAAAAAGTGGAGAATACTGTTGTCAGTAGTCGTATTATTTTTGCCAGAGTTATTTCCAGTTTGTCGTTTAACGACATAACCACTTGGTAATAAAACCATGGGTCTGGTATTCGAGTCAGTAACTGTTTCTATAAGATCAGCATACTTCTCAGAATTCAACAAATTAGCATTACGAATCACATAAACTGGATCCAAGCAAGCTTTTCTGTCCCAACCAGAAATATCGGATTCTACTATACAGTCAAATTTTTCCAATGTTTTCATCTCTTTCGAGAATCCACCGTACTGTTTGACCATTCCGTATTTTATCCAGAGTCTAGCATGTTGCTCTAAAAGAGCATTATTTTGTAATCCATATAAGAATTTTTCTCGAGTAATTCCTTGAAAGGCAGAACCAAAGATTCCGCGAATCTTGTTTCGATCCAGATCTGAAACTTCCAACAATTCATCCTTGTCATTATAACAATCGATGACGGGGTAATCCAAATCGTAGAGAAACTTTAAAAATAATTCAGGAAATTTATCAAGAACTTCTCTTTTTGTTTTATAACCCATTTTCGTCCAAGGCAAGCCTGGAGAAGTAGTCAGGTCATAAGTATGATCACTCGTGTTATGCGAGGGTTCAAACTCCAAAAAAGAAAAATAACTTTTACACAAAAGCATGACTCTATCCCAGATAGCATTCAAAGGCTGTATCTTAGGAGCATCACACTTCTCAATCTGTGCCATAACATTCTTCCACAAAGGGCGAACTCGATAGCAATTTGCAAGATCTTCAATGAGAGAAACATCAGCGCCAGTATTTTTATACCTTTGCCAAAAGACGTCCTCAATATCAGTGAAATTTTTGCCAGTTGTTGCGTATTGTCTTCTATATAAAGAATCACAAATAGGTATTAAGTATTTGTAGGGAAATTGATTTAACCGCTCCTGTGACAGAGCAGTGAACTGAAGTCGTCCATCAAAGGACAACGTTGAAGGTACTTTTGCCAAGCAGCTTTCGTACCCTGAAAGCGCCTGGCACCTTCAATATTGTGACAGTAAAAAGTCGTAGAGCTCATTTGTGAACCCCATAAACTCATTTCCATTTCCTTCACCACTAGTATGGTAGTGCATTCCACTCATAGTACTCATATCTGTAGAGATAACTCCACCACAGTATCCTCCTTCAGAGTAAAATTTTCCATTGAAATGGTGATAACTTCCAGAAACATCATTTTGTTTTGTCATATTGGCCCCAATACAACAGATAGGAATAAGAGTTCCATCTGCCTTATATTGTGCAGTAAACAAATAAATATTGTTCTTATTGTTTTCATCATATTTTCCGAGTTTCACACAAAACTTAGCACTAAAATTATTCAAGTACCTAGCCTCGGGAACAAGGGCAACCAAAGGAGATCGGACAACGTCAGTATTTTTAAAAACCTGAGCTTTGTCTAAAGTCAACATTAATCTAACAGGCTCATTATTAGTCGAACCATCTTTAGAATTTGGTATTTCAATAGAAGCACCTTTGTACTGGGTTACAAAATGCTTATTAAAAAGAACGAACTTCTCTCTATTATTAGAATATACTGAAGCATTTCCAATGTGAAGACCAGTATGGTCAGTCACTTTGAATTGTTTACCATAAAAATGATATCCAGGTGCTTCGGGAGCAAGCATAGTAGCAAAAGCATTGGGTTGTTTAGCCTCCAATTTACATTCGCACACTAAGATAGCTACTCCACTAGCATTTTTCTTAACTTTCTGTCCTTTACATTCTTTAGAACACTTTCCAACCGATTCATTAACTGGACCAGTTTCAGTTTTCTTAGACTTTCTATTTCTCTTCTTTTTCTGTTTTTCTTCAACAACCGTTGACAAGTCAACTTTTGCTTCCAAAACAGGTTGAGGAGCAATAACAGGAGCCGCGACAACAGGTTGAACTTTTCCAAGTCCTTCCACTATTTTTGTCAAGCGTTCAGTAAAGTCATCTAATAGACCCTCCATTCGTTCCGTTTTAACGTCGGGTATGTCGACGGGTTTTTCTTGTGATACATCAGTTGGCCTAAGCTTATTGTACAGATCTTGTAAAAGACCTTCCATACGAGCTAACCTACCATCATATTCTGTCCAATCTTTTCCGGGCAAGTACTGGCTGAAAGTTTTATTCCTTAAATCAGCTTTTCCTCGAGACCATACTGGGCTAGGATCATAATCTTTTGGCACCGCAATTCTCTGAGTTCTTTGATCAATGAAATCCAAATCATTATAGAGTTCTGAGGCCTGCTTTTCAGCAGCAGTCTGTCTTCTATCGCCAGCAACACTAGGTTGTTGTTCATCATCGGAGACATAGGCATCACGAGTATCTTGACGTTTATTTTTTCGCCAATCATGGGCTTTATGTAAATCTACATTTTCTCTTTTACCAGGTTCAACATCTTGATCAGGTGGTGAACCATCTCGACCTAATTTACTAAGTTTTCCAGATTTCCCTTCAAACTTGCAATCTTGTCTCATTGTTAACTCAGCGATAACATCCTTGCGAATATCATCAACACCTTCAAAAGTACCCTCTGGAACCAAACTATTAATAGCTTGTTCTGGAGTCCTCTCAAAAAGGGAGCCAGCATTGGTAATCATTTTGGTTAATTTGTCAGGAAAAAAATACAGGAGTAAAGCTCCAATTAAACCTAACACAACCACACAGGAGAAAACCATTGTTTTGGTATCTATCGACTTAACAAACGTATGAACGAAGTCAACCAATTCCATAAATAATTGATTAAAAGATTTCCACTCCCAATAATCGGGTTTTATATCATCATGGTGCATATCACTATAGACTAAATTTTCATTAGTAGTCATACAGAAGCATTTCTTAAAGCGACCGGGATTTCCCATAGGGCAATCACAATAATGTTTTTGATTGTGAAGTTTTTTAAAAACAAATCCAACATCACCATCCCCACCTTTTGCAATAGGGGTAGCGGGAATGAATTTTTTACATCCTCCACAAACATGTCCACGATAACAGTTTCGTCTATCATCTTTCTTCAACAAACTACGACCATTAGCCATAGCTTGTTGTTCAAAATCCGTATAAGGAATTTGTGGGGCAGATGAAGAGCCCGTAGTAAATTTAACCGACTTTCCAGGGTTCAACTCCTCGTACTCATCTTCAGTGACGACTTTCCAAGGTGTATCTTCGGGAACTTGAGATTGATTCACAAGCTCACCATTAAATTCGATAGTTTCAAAGGCCTTTTCATTTTTGGTCAAATAATTAACACAAATATTATAGTCCTCTTCAGTTTCAAGGTCGTGAAGTATAGGTTCATCTTCCCATCCACCAAAAGTCCGTACTTTGAATCTCCCTTCATAAGCTGATTTTTGATTTTGAAAAACATGGACAAAGCCATGAAAAAGTCTGGAGACTTGAAGTATATTAGCAGCATTTTGCATATCACCGTCACCGAAACACTGTAAAGCTATTTCTATGCCAGATCCAATATAAGCTACCAAGAAAGCAGTTTTCTTCAATATTGCTACTAAAGCACTATTGCTTCTTCCTTCATATCCATTTTTTTTTAATAGAATTCTCAATTGCATGTATAACCGCACTGTAAACATCAAGAAGGTTAAAGAACCAACAATCTTTCCAACACGTTTCAGATTTTTTTCCAAATCGTCTTTCATACTAACAATTTTTTCTATTCGTTTTTTGTATCCATACCAAGCCTTGATAATTGGCATTACCAAGAGGGTGAAGAACACGGAAACAGTTATACCAATGAGAGTACCCATAGAAAAGTAACCTGCAAGGAAGCCATTAAAAAATGACGCCAAGTGAATCGCAATATCATTGAGCAAAAACTCTCTAATCGAACCGAAAACCAATAATGCTGTCGAGCGAACAATATCCAAGGTGGATAAGACATAGATGACCAAACCAGAGTTCACCAATGTCAACGTTGAAGTCTTTACCCGAAGGAAGACAGCAGCGGCTGCTGACGAGCATCGTAAAATGATGTTTTGAACCAATGTCGTGAGATAAACCCAGACAAAGGCCAGAGCGCCTAAAC